ACTTCCGTATTATCGTCTGGGCTTGTACGAGAAATTAAAATAGTAAAATCTGTAAAAGGTTTAAACTGCTCAACCGAAAATTCAATATCATGAACAAAAGGAGTTTGAATTCTTGCTTGCACAAGACCTGTAAATCTTTCTAAATAGTTTAACCAGTCTGCATGACGTTGTACTCCAGCCGGAACTCCTGCTGAAGTTGCAGGGCCGAGTATAAGAGCGGTTTTTACTTGACCACCTTGTGTATATTGAAATTTTAACTGAAGCCCCAAAAAACTATCTCGAATTTGTTGTTGCTCACCGTTATGCTTATAAAGTCCTCCTGGAAACTCTATGCCAATTTTAAGTTTGTCTACTTCTCCTGGAGAAGCTAATCCCAAAGCTGCAATGGCTTCATAATTTAAAACACCAGCGTTTCCACCCCAGCCATTTGTCCATAAGAAAGGAGCCTCTACAGACGTTAAAAAACTTGCAGTAGGTATATTTGGATAAATAATTGGAGTTTGCTCTCGAGTACCTGCTCGAAAGTTCATTGTTACATTTTTAAAATTCCAACTATCATCAGAAGTATAACTAGTAGCAGAAGAAGTAAGTGGAACTAATTGAAATCTTTTTCCAGATAAAGTAGGAGCTGCTGCAATTGTAATCGAAGTCGCAGACGCAGTAGTAACGTAAGATACATGATCTCGAGCACCTGTCTTGCCGCTTCCTGTTGTAGATATAGGAGGCTCAACTACAACTGCTGTGTTACTAATAAATTGAGTAATAGTACCAATATATTCTGTTCCATTTGGCCCCAATCCATCAATTCGAATTTTTGGGTTTATAATAGGAAACTGTTGATTATTGACAGCCATCGTACTAGTAAAATACGCTGAAGTTGTAGTAAGCCGAGAACTTCCAGAAGTTCCTGCAAAAGTAGAATTTGTATTTGCACCTCGCTCTAAAATTGCAAATCGTCCTACTGTATTTGCAAGACCTCCTGCGGCATGAGTAACCGTTGTAGACCCCGCAGTAAAAACTCCATTCGTAACAGCAATAGGAGTTATATTAGACTTTGTGCTTTGAGCAGTTAATGGAGTACCATTTAAATAAATACTTGCAGCTCCGTCTACTAAGCCTTGAATTTCGCCTTCAGATATTAAATCATACACAACAGCATATTGCGCTGATTGCATCGTATCGTTGCCAGTTGTCGCCGCACTGGTGGTAGGATCTGTATCTACGGGTACATATGGGACTGCCATTATTTATTCCTATAGTAGTGGGCCGGCTACAACGGACCCATTTAAAGAAAGCTGACCAGCTTGTCTTAAATATTTATCAATATCTGTGAATTGCGTAGGATCTGTATTTCCAGAGGGAGATCCTGGAGTAACTGGCATTTCTGGACTTCCACCTGAGTATAGCTGAGTTTGATCTGGTACGCTTACAACAGAATTATATACATAACCTGTAGAAGTAATCTTTGACTTAGTAAATGAAACAGAAATTGGTGCTCCACCTACGATCAGTTCGCCATAAAGAAGAGGAACAGGTTGCCCTTGTTTAATGGTATTTACAGGACCGGAAAAAAATGCGCCTGCACTTTTTCCTTTATCTGGCTTAGGCATCATAAGTTCATTTACGCCTGCCATAATTAGATTTAAGCCAATTGAAGCAAGAGTCATAACCGCCATTTGAGCTAATGCCATACTGCCTAAAGTAGCCCAACCTGCGCTCATAGTTGCTGCAAATCCTGTCCCCACCATTTGACCTGCAGCAGCAGCTGCAGATAAAGCTGTGCCCCCCGTTGCAAATACAATCGCAATTGCAGCAACTATAATTAATGCACCAACAATAATTTTACCCCACCCACCAGCACCCGCAGGAACTTCAGTAATGTAAACATCTTCTGCATTTACATTCATATAAAGTTCTTCGCCAGTACCTATCAGTTCTTCGCCTGTTCGAACTGCAAAATTTGTACCTTGATTTGCAATATCAACTAAATATTTTTTAAATCCATCTGCTTGGCATTCTATTAATCGCAAGCACTCAGATACAGTTGTACAGTGCACATTCCACACTGGCCCAAACTTTTCTCCTAGATTTCCAAGTAAATGCACTTTTCTTATCATGAATAAATTTCCAGATCGCAGTTCTCTAAAGAGATAATTATAAAAGGTATATTAAAGTGCTTTTGTTGAACTAAGTCTAGCTCACTTGCTTTTGCTGAACCAATAGGATGTGTATGTATAACTGCACTTGGTTTTCCTAACAATTGTACACCAATCCATACCTTGTCGTCAAGTATAAAATTTTCAGTTGGGTTTGGCGCAATATTTTTAGCTCTATACCACTTTCGATTTACAACGACTCCACAAATTTCTTCATTCCAGTTCATAAAACAATCACGAATTACTTTAAGAATATGTTCGTGATCCAGGAAAGCCTCCAAAGGGAAGTACAACTGTTTGATCATAGACGGTACTTGGGACTGAAATTGAATTGGAAGTTGTTCGAATATATTGAAATCGTTTTGTGCAAGAATTAAGTCGTTTTCCACAGACATCTCCAATTTCCCAATGTTTGTTATATCCTGGTACAGAGCCTTGCGCTGTACTTGCTTGAGTAGCATAAATTTTCTTAAATAGACGGGGAGAAGTTTCTCCAGCTAAAGTACTTGTAACATAATTACTGTAGCTTGGATCTGTAAATACTGTGTAAGTGCCGGAAGCACTGTAAGTTTGAAAAACACGAACTCGTCTCCACGCCACATTTACATCTGAAGGAGTCGATGTTGTACTAGTAACCATTTGCCAATAGTTTGTTCCGCTCACTCCAGTTGTAAAAGTTTTATCATTATTGATTCGCACTAAACCTGCTTGCGCAGTAGAATATATACCATTTACAACTCCAGTGCCGCTCCAAGCTCCAATTACTGCTGCAAGCGGTACTACAGGCTCATCATTTACGTTTACATAGTGAGTATAAGTTATTCCTGTAGTTGGAACTGTAATAGTACTAAATCGATTCCAAGAACATCCGCCATACTTTGCACTTTCAGCTAAATCTGTAGAAGCGCCTTGATACTGCCAACTGCATCCTCCTGCTAAAATAACACGAGAAGGTAGCTTGATTCCTTCGATGTCGTAGGGGGATGCAAGTTCAAAAGAAACACTTATAATTGAACTACTTGCAATTCGATCTACATAAAAAATATCTTTTGGAAGCTCAACTGCTGGATTTGAATTTAAGTATGCCGATAAAGTTCGTCGTCGAGTAAACTTTTTTCCTAAAAGATCCTCGTATGTATAAGTAGCGCCTAGAGCATCCTTAAATACGCTAAGTACATTTCCGATTGTTAAAGTTGGACGACCTTCTGGTCCGTCTGTAGAAGTATCTACTCCGTCAAACTGTACCGGTATACTTTCATAAGTATTTCCATCAAAAGTTACATCTGCAATTGCTGCAGATTTACCATCATGAAAGTACCAGGTGGTGCCGTCGGGCATTTCTAATTCATAAAGAATTACAAGAGATGATCCTGGATTTTGTTTTTGTAAATCACGAACTACTTGTGTCATGGCTCATATACTCGTCTAAAGGTTGCTTCTAAAGTGTAAAAATTATCGTACTCATACATCATAGAAAATTCAGAACAAACTACTTTAACTGTTGTTTCGTTACTTACTCCGTTTGTATCTGGAACAGTAAAGTTAAAATTATTTGCTCCTTTTGTATTTTGCAAAAATGTAACAATATCATCAATTTCTTCTTTAGGTCTTGTTTTAAAAGTTACAGCATATTCTTGTTGTAAATTATTAATTCCTAATGGTAGTCTTTGTTCGTATCCATCTCCAAATTGTGCAAGTAATACTTTTGCACTACTACGTTTTTGCATAGCACGATCAGGTATTCGAGTTGCAACTCCATCACTAAATCCAATTGCCATAATATTATGAGTAAGGGCTCAATAAGCCGCCGTGACGTTTTTGTCGTTTAATTTCTTGAATTACTACAGCTGACATAGCTTGAGCCATTGCAACGCCTCGGTCGCCAGTTCCTTGATTTTGAGCTTCTGTCTGTCCATTGCTATTTACGGTTACGTTAATTGAAACATTGTTTTTATCTCCGCTTTGCTGAATCATAGTTGGGATAGACTCTGGAGCTTCTTGCTTCATAATTACTGGAATTGATTTGCCATCAGGTAGAGGAACTACTGCTTCATTATACATTCCTTCGCCTACTAGACCAAGAGTTGGCTTGTTTACGACCCCGCCGCTGGCGAACTCTCGGAATCCACCTTTTAAGACCCCGCCGTTGGCCATTCCTATAGACCTTTGTAGTAATGACGTATTAAGACCCCAGCTATTATACGCAGCGGGGGTCGCAGATGCGGCCCTACTAAGAGCTGCTGAGTTGAGTCCTCCCGCCGTACTTCCTAGCCCGCCAAGCCAAGAGGAAAACCCCGCACTGGCTCCACTTATCAGACCTCCTACTATGGCATTCATCCATACGTTACCGCCTCCTCCTCCTCCAAGCCTAGACATTGCTAAGCTTCCTAAAGCGGTTGTAATTCCTCCTACTAAACCACGAATCCAAGGAGCATCCGCCATAAAAATACTACCTAACTTGTTAAGAAAAGGGGTATTTTCGTCTTTAAAAGTTTTTACTATATTTTGCCCATACTCTTTGACATCTCCTGCTAGACCTTTCATTCGTTCACCGAAACCTACGGTAGGAGTTTCACTAGGTGCACCTGGCCCCGACCCTTGTTGGCTTAAAGGAGCTACTCCACTACTTGCACCTGCTATGGCTTGAGCGAAATAAGAAGATCCTTCTATAGAAGCTTCAACTATAGCAGAACGCATAATTTCAGCTTCGTCTTTTTCGCCTAATCCCATAACTGATAAAATATTTTTTGTAGTAATATCAGCAAGTTGGTCCGCAGCCGCTTCTCCTACCGACTTTAATATATTTAAAAAGCTTTGTTCAACGTCTAATTGTCCCCCTTTTAAAAAGTTTGCAATTTCTGTTTTTAATCCTTCAGAGAATGTACTTTTAAGAGCTTGCCCCATTTTAAATACTTCGCTCGTTTGTTGTTGAAGCACATAAAGACGAGCTTTTTCACTTTCAATTGTATTTAAAAGTTCTTGCCTACGAGTTCCTTGTGTTCCAATTAGCTTTTCTTGTAATTCATTAATTTTTTCTTGAGTTGAACGAATTTCAATACGAGCGCTTAACTCGTCTTGTAAAAAAGGATTTGCTAAACTTACAAGTTGTTTTTCAATATCTAAACTGTTTTGTATTAACTTATACCTTTCTTCTATAAAATTATTTCTTGCTTCTAAAAGTTTTTGCTTTTCTAGAGCTGCGTTATAATCATATTGTAGATCATTTAATTCTCTTTGACGATCATTTATTCGAGTTCTTTCTGCTAAACCAGCTCTAAGCCTATCAATTAAAGTTTGTTCAGATTCAATAATTTTTCCATCTTGATTTGCTATTTCAATATATTTTGTTAATGCTTCTTCTAAAGCTTTTATCTCTACTTTACCTGCTTCATCTTTTGCTGTATTTAATTTTTCTTGGGATTTTAATAAATTATTACTACCCTGTATTTGTAGAAAAAGTTGATCTAATGCAGTACCTTCAATACCGGCAATACTATTTTTTAGTTGTGCAATTTCAAGATTTATTTTTTCTTCTTGATCTAAGTATTGAATACCTGTCTGTTGAGCTTTATTTGAAGCTTGAACTCCACCCAAAATTTGTGCATAAATTTTTTGTTCTTTAAGAAGTGCTACTTCTCTCAACATAGCATTTTCTTGAATTGAAGCTTGTGAAGCTTTAAGAGTGTCTAGCTCCTTTGAAGAAACGACTGTAGATGAAGTTGTATTTTCAGTTGTATTTTCAGTTGTAGTTGCGGCTGGAGGAGCACCAGCTCTTGAGGGGGTCCGTGAGGGTAAGTCTTCCATGCCCAGAGCTTCTCTCATTCTATTAGCATGATAATCTGCACCATCTTTTATTGCAGTTTTTACAGCACTTGAGCCTTCGTCAAAAGAAGTAGAAATACTTTTTGCTGTAGATACACCTGCAGCAGCCAAAGCAGTACCTTCTACTGTGGTGGAAGCAGCTTTTATGAACTTTTGAATTTCAGGACTTTTACTATTAAAAAAGTCAAACAAAGTTTTCTTAGAGCCTAACAAAGATAATTGCTCGTCTATTTTTGCAATTTCTAGTTCATTTTCTTTGAGTGCTTGTTGATTGATTAACTCTACACCTACCTGTGTGTCTCTAAATACATCAATTTGTCTGCTTAATCCTGATAGTTGAACTTCTAAATTTTTAACTCGAAAAGCAGTGTTTAACTGGTTTTCTAACTCTGCAGCAATTTTTGTAAGATCAGCAAGCTCTGCTTTAAGGTTACTAGAGTCTACTCCCAAATCTTGTCCTGTTTGACTTGCAAATTTAAATGCGTCTGCTAAATTTATTACTAACCCCGCTACGTTTGAAAAAAGCTTTTCTGCTCCTGTTAAAGCAGCAGAATCTATTATTTCTTTTTGTAGTGTCTTGTATCCTTCTTCGTACTGCTTTAAAGAAGCAGCGGCTTGACTAAACGCAAGCGCATTACTGTCTACAGCTTTAATTGCCTGTAAAACTTCGTTTGCATTAACTTTTTGTCCTTTACTAGCTTTATCGAGTATGCTCACATATTTCGATAGTGTAGGAATTAATTTTGCATACGCTAAGGATTGTGTAGCAATAATTTTTGTTTGTTTTTGCAAACTGGCAGGAATACCGGGGCCTTCTCCTGCTGGTCTTAGATCCGGAGCTTCTTCATTAAGGGCTTTAATAGCTGCCTCGTTTCTTTTAATAGTATCCGCGAGATCTCTGGACTCTTTCTGTAATTTTAATATACGATCTGAAGTACCTTCAATTCCTGCATTTCTTGCTTCTGATAAAGTTTTTTCTATCTCTTTTTGTCTATTAGCACTTTTTAAAGCTTCAAAGCTAAGAGCTTTACGAGCGTCAGCAATTTTATTTTCTTCCTCAAATTGTCTTTGAAGTTCTGGAATAATATTTTGTAGCTGTGTTATATAGTCCTCCAAATCCGCTAATGGAAGATTACTAGCAACATTTCCTAAAATAGGAACAGACTTTGAAAATTCTGGTTTGGCTAAAATTTTTGATACTCTTTTTTGTAAACTTTCAAGCTCATCGACTCGTTTTTTAGCAACTTCAATATCTTCTCCAGTTCCTACAATTCTATCCGACAGTTTTTGTTCTTCTGCTTGAGAGCCACCTAAAAATGTATCATTCATCCAAGAAAAAAATCTTTTTCCTAGAGACCATAAAGAAGTTAAAGCCATTAAGGCTGATTTAAATACTTTTACAATAAAATTATCTTCTGGATTTATTTTTGTTTTTTCTTCTATTGTCGAGAAGATAGAGTTTAAAAGTTGGCCTACTGTTACTAAAGTTCCAATAATTGCTAAAAATTTAAATGCACCCGTTATTACTTGTCCTGTAAAAACAGCAATAGTTTGAATTCCTTTTGCAGCTTGAGCCCATCGTAATCGAATATAGTTAAATCTTTCTCCAACAAAAATAGAAGAACGAAAAAAAGATTCATTAATTCTAGAAGTTGTAACTTGCCCTTGAGTAACTAGTTCATTTAAAGCATCTCTTGCTTGATCTAATTGTTGATCTGTCAGTGCTCCAAAATCAACTCCAAATAGACCCTGTGCTCTACCCATTCTTTCAAGTTCTAAGTTTTGTAATTGACCACGAACACTTGAAAGATCTATAGGCCCCGCTGTTAACCGTGCAATATCTTCTAAAAATTTAGGTTGCTGAAGACCTCCTGCTGTAAATAAATCGGTCAATCCAGTTCTAAACTCTCGAAGTTTTGCAATAGGAGCAGCTAATTTTGAAGTTAAAAAATCTTGTGAACGTGCATACTCATCTGAACGTATTTTTAAATCAGCAATTTTTTCTGAAAGAGCTGTAATATTTTCTTCGCCACGCTTTCGTATTTCATCTGTGCTTGGCAAAGTTTGACCTATAACAGATGCGACTAATCCTCCAAACGCTAAAATAGCAGAGCTGGGGCTGCCGGAAATTGCTTTCGCAATTCCTTCAGCTATAGAAGAGACTACAGGTAAAATGGTATTTGCTACTTCGGAAAACGCTACTCCTAACTTACGAATTTCATTTTGAGTATTTACTGTTGCGTCACCTAAATCTCCGTACTTTTCTTCAGCTTGTCGTAAGGTAAAAAGAGCAACACCTTGAGTACGTTCGTATGCGGTTAATTCGCTTGCGGTTTTTCCTAAAGTTCGAGCATATTCGGAACTTGCATCTGCAAGTCTTAATACAATACCAAGTTCATCTAATAATTCTGGCTCTGCTTTTGTTATACCACGAACGAGTCGATTGAATGTGTCTTCTAGATCTCTTCCTAATACTGCCGAAATTGTGGCAGAATATTTTGCAATGTCTTGAAGCATTCCCGCACCAAGACCTGACGCAGTACCAATTGCGGCAGCTTGAGCTGCTTGAGTATAGCTTAGCTGAGCACCCGTTGCGGCTTGAATTGATTTTGTAATTGACGCATACCCAGTGCCAGTAGCTTGAGTGAGTGCCTTTTGACCTTCCAATAAAATACGAAAGTCTGCGGCTCGAAGTAAAAATTGATACGCTGCCGAAAGTGCAAATACTTGTGCAGCCAAAGTGGCATAGACTGAAACCAGACCGCCCATCCCTTGAGACATTTTGGAAAAGTTTTTTGTAGCGTTAGAAGAAGCCTGTGCAGCTCCTTTTATATTTCTATCGGCTTGAGCAGCTCCAATAGAAGTCCGCGCTAAGGACTCGGAAAGTCTATCGGAATTAACAGCAACTCTGCGAGTGGTGCCATTATCGTCTACTACAAGATCAATATAAATAGTATTTCTTGCCATGGGGGTTAAGATCTAGCTTTCGCTGCTCTCTCAGAAGCTTTTCGCTTTTGAGAAATTTTATCATTTGTAACGTCAACCGTAACTGATTCAATTATTTTTAATAGTTGAAAAATAAATGCTTGGTCTTCAACCTGAAATAAATTAAAAATTATTTGCAAAGAGGACCAATCTTTGCCCATATAAGTTCCGCTAGCCCCGTCCCACTTATCTGGTAAATAGCTATAAATAAAAAATGCCACTTGAGCCTCTACCGGAAAATCGGCATCGGTCAGTGGCATTTTTTCAGGATCAGGCAGACGACCTAGCTGTTCGCAAATAGCTAAGTATTTTTCAACTGATATATCGCCTTCTTGTTTTATACGGCGTCGAATTAGTTTACTTACTTCTTCGACTTGTTCTTCGAAAAATTTGCTAAGTCACCTACAGTATCTACTACCCAAGTATCAAAATCTGGGCTATTTTTCATAAGTGTTGCAGCATTATCGCTAGTATAAACAAGTTCTTTCATATCTGCCGGAAGTGTTGATGTATCCACTAACAGAAGCTCTTCTAAGTAAGATACTTTTAAACCTTTCCAGCCTTTTACTACAGCTTCCGTATACTCAGCTGCGAACCTATCTTCATCTAGCTCTTCTTCGGGTTGTCTAGTGCGTCGATTAAACTTTGTAGTAACACAACGCTTACGAAGTTTTAACATTTCTTCCCGTGACAAAAAGCACAAGTCTACCATAAAACCAGGAAATCCTGGGTACTCAAAACTGACTACTTTGCTTGGAGTCAGTAGAGTAGAAAGAGAAATTGAATCTGCCATAATATCTTTTCCAATTATTATACTTATAAACGTAGGGGAGTATATACTCCCCTACTTTGTAACCTATTATAGATTACTACTACTTAAAAGTCAACTACTTTTTTTATGCAGGTGTCAGTCCGTAGTATTTAACCGTCATCTCATTTGTATTTGTAATATCTGACGGTAGACCCATAAAGTTTACTTCTACAGAAATTACATCTTCAATTGAATGAGTTGGAATTTCTAAGTGAGCGTCTGGAATATTAAATTCTACTTTCGGGCTGCTTGCTCCGCCAATAGAGAACACTAACGGGAACTCATTTCGATCTTTGGTAGTATTCGCAACCATGTTACGGAATAGCGCACCTGAACTATTTGCCGAAGTATCATCGTCCAAGTAAGCAGTAAAAGTTCCAGAAACACTACGAGTTCCAGTTACATGTCCTAAAGGAATGTTAACTTTTGCAAGTTCTTCTGGAGTTAAATATGTAATATTGTTTTCAACAGTGATCGAACCCCCCGTAAGAACTATATTGTAGTATTTAGGATTGCCTCCTACGGCCCCGAACTCTGCCATAGTAGTACTTACGTTTGCAGTGGTTAAACGATTTCGAATAAATGAATTAGTTGAGTTAATTGCTTCATTTACACTATTTGCAGTTGTTAGCACTGCAGGGAAAGTGTTAGAATGCGAAATATTTTTTGCAAAGCCAGACCATTGCAATTGAGCAATTCCTTCAATATCAAAATCAATTGTAACAGCATTAACGACTGCATCAGTTAACTTGTAAACGGTTTCAGGAGCTGAAGTGTTACCTGTGGAACTCATTGCAAAATACATTTCAAAGGTGCGCAATGCAGTTTTGTTTGATTTTGCAAAATCAATAGTTAAGTTTGAAGTAGTTGAGTATACTCCAGTTGAAGTAGAGCCCCAGTTATTTCCAGCAGCTCTAGCTGTTCCTACGTTAGCGGCAAAAGTTTCGCCAGCTCCCATTACCATATAAGCCCATAAAGGCTCTTCTACGGCATGAACATACCCAACGGCATTATCTACGTACCCACCAACTGATGTAGTTCTTCCTCCCGCGGACTTAAAAGGACGAACATAAGTTGTTAAGCTCCACTCTACTGGTGCGAGCGCAGTATTAAAGGCTAATTTGCCTCTTCTTGATCTATTATTCGAGTCTGCGGCTTCTGTAAGAGTAACTTCAACACTTTCTGTTGCTTGACTAAATGCATAGCCATCTAATACTGGAATATCCCACCAAGTATTAGAGTTATTACTGCCGGTCAAAGTTGAGTCGAAATCTCGAATATATACTTTAGCATTTCTACTAAGTTGTAATGTTTCAGCCATTTTGGTCTCCGAAACTGATTTCTCAGCATTGAGCTTGAAGCAAGCTCAAAATTAATATCGAACCTCGCACAATATTTCGCCGATTCCTAAAGGAGCCATTACTCCTTCATCGGTATCTAGGCTTAATATTGTTATTGCCTGAGTATACCCTTCCTGCCCTGAGCGAGTGGTATACTTCAGTCTACTATTATTTTCCAAGGACGTTTCAACGTCTTCCATTAGAGCCTCTAGTGCTTCTACAGGATCTTCTTCGTTTACATAGCAAGTGATTTTGATGCTTAAAAATCTATCTTTATAGCCACCGCCTTGATACGTGCGATTTTCTAATCCTGCGTTTACACATAAACTTGGAAATTCTTCAATTTCATCCCAATACTTTAATCGTGGATGAACATTTTGCGATACATCACTAACAAAAGTTCCTGTACCATTTATAGTTTTTAATACTTCTACAATCGCTTCTACTATAGCCAGTCGTCGTGTAGTATATATTCTTGAGACTGACATAGTTATATTCTCCGAGTATAAATTCGAGCCTTTAGCATTTCTGCTGCAATATTACGTATAGCTCGATCAATTAGTGGGCGAGGATCACGCTCTCGAGTAGCCCAGGGAAATCTTCCTATGCCCATCTCAAATACTTGGTAAGGATCTCGCTGATAAGTATAATCTATGCTCGGAAATCCTTGTTTGGTTTGTGTAATATTTCTAACTTGAACACTTTGAGCAAATCTTCCTGTGCGTGTTTCAAGTCTAGGAGCTACCATTAATTTATCTAATTCTACGGGCAATTCTTTATTAATATATGTAATCATTTCTAAAGGACTTGCTGACAGTTTAGTTGGAGGCTCAATTGGTGCAGTTATTCCACGAACTGACTTAGCTTTGATTGGCGTGCCTTTTTTAGCTTTTGAAGTTTGCCCAGACTTTATAATATTTTTAGTAGAAGATTCAACAATTTCACTTGCTTTAACTTGTATAGCTTTATTTTTAGGGCCTTTTACTCTCACTCCTTTTGTTTTTAAAAGTTTATGCGTAACTTTTTGAAATAAGGCAGTCTCGATAACTTGAACTAAATTTGGAGACCCCGTGATATATGCGTATAAACTAGTAATTTTGCTTTTAATAAATAAAGAAGTATCTCGCTCTAAAGATGACTGAGAAGCATTAAATGCTGTGCCTTGTGTAGACACTATTACAGTCATTTCCGATCTAAGGTTTCCTGTTTTCATATTAACATCATGTTTTAAAAAAGTTTCAACTCTATTTTCAACTATATCATTTATATTAACAGGAATTTCATTAAAACCTAAAGGAACAAATTTTCTTATAGCTTGAATTGCCATACCTTCAAGATTTTGAGCAGCTACATTATATAATAATTTTGCTACTCCTTTCATTGATTTGGCTTGCTCTCTTAGAGCAGCTGCACCTTCCCCCAAACTTCTAGTGATATTGAAGAGTTGGGCTGATAGACCTATTGAACCTCCATGTGCAACATCCAGACTTCTATCAACTTTTTTTTCTGAATCGTTTAATTTTATTACCTGATTAGCACTTAATTTAAATATTTTTTTTAAATCGTCAATAATTGGTTTTATAAATACTTCTTTAATTTTTGCTTCTAAAGAATTATGATAATCTCTGCAATCTTGATGATTTTTAAATATAAACAAAAATTTAGTGTTTGAATCTTTTAAATTATATAATGAATTAGCTATTAATGTTTCTTTAAGACTTATTAATTCACTTCCTCTTTTTGTGATTGGCCCAAGTTGTTCATTACTAAGATTGCCAGATATTATACTTAATGCTTTTAGTTCTCTATCTTTTGCTAAACTTTTCGCCTCGACTATAAGATCATTTAACTGAGTCTTATAACTAAAAGAACTATCGAATATATTAATCTTTAAACTATCTTCATTCTTTGTTTTTAAGTCTACAAAAGTATTTGTTTTTAGATTATCGTAATTTTCAAGTACAGTTCCAAAAATTCCATAACTTGATGTGGTTCCAATCGTTCTTGCAGCACCTTTTCCTCTCAGCATCAAATCTAAAGTAAATTTTAATTCTTCTATGTCTAATATATAAATAGTACCAAGTCTATTTTGTAGTTCTTCTCTTCTGGACCTATTTTTTTCGTCCATATCTTTGACTATAGCTGCGTTTATTTGACGTAAAGTTGCTCTTATAGTCATATTTTATACATATCAAGTACTCTTTTAATGTAGTCCGGAAAACTACCATCTTCGGAGTTCTTGGCATAAGAAATAGTGGCTGCTCCAAGACTTCTACGCTCTTTTCTTTCGTCTTTTAAGTAATATGTAACTAAATCAGCAATAGCAAGTTTTAAGTCAACTGGAGTATTTGCGTAGCCGCAAGTATAAGTAACTTTTACTGCACCAGTACCTTTTGGATAATTACGATAACGACCCTCTGAAGTTGTGCGAAATACACTGTCGGATACTATATCGACCCAGTAATCAGAATTTGCTACTAAAAGAACATAATCTGAAGATTGAGTTTCTCTTTCATAAACAGAAGAAATATTTACAATTGGGCTATACTTTAACTGAGCAGTATAAGTATCCCATTGTATATCAAAATACTCAACAAAAGGAGTTGAGTAATAATCGATTATAGGATTGTCACAATAGTTTCTTACAAGTTGACTAATACTAGGGATAAGCATATTGATTTTTTCGTCATCTTTTACGCCTGTAATTCCCATCAAAGTTTTATAGTCATCAATTGTTATTAAGTCTGCCATATAATCAACTTATAAAAAACTTGACTGAGTAAATCGATTTAGAAAAAGGAGAGGGGAAGGCCCCTCTCCTTTTGTTGCAAGCTACTATGTAACTTACGAGGAAGGATACTGAAGTGCCCACTTCGAAGTGGCGCCATCGATAAGATCGATAAAGCCGATTCTCTGTGAAGCAACCAGAACACGACGCTGATTTTCAACATCATAATCTGACTCAACAGTGACCCCACGAAGCCGAGGAACAACGAAGTTACGAGCGTAAACAGCCACTGCAGCATACTTGTTAGCAGCAGGAGTTGCAAACTCATCGCACAGCAGTACACGGCTTCCATACACTTGTCCTACTTGACCCGAAACCTTTGTAGCCAAGTTTCCAACTAGGTTCATATCTTGGAATTCTGCGTCTTCGAGCAGTTCAAAATAGGTGCGCTGGTTAACGATGTAAACAACGTCTTCCGGGCGAACACCATACTTGCCCATGTTCTTACGCAGCGTTAACAGATTTGCAGTTGTAACAGCTGCATTTGCAGTCGTTACGCCAGTGATTTGAGTCTTGTGGCTGTCTAAATCTGCCAGCTTGATAAGACCGTCGTAAGAAGCGCCTGAAGTATTAAAAGGACCATCAGCATGATTACCTACCAGCAGCGAAGCTTCGATTGCACGAGCATGCGAACGAATCATCGACTCACGAATCAACGGAAGAATCGGCAGAATTGCATCTTCTTCAGTTTCGTTGCCAAGATAGCTCTTCGAAATCAGCTTCTTCGTGGTCAGCACGCGTTCGGTCATCGATACGCCAATGTAAGGCGAACCGTATGCATTCGAACGAGGATCTAAGTTACCTTTCGGTGACGATCCGCTTGCGCTCTGGTTTGAAGTAAATTCTGCATAACCTGCGTCTGGCAGAATTGGCAGAATCAGACTTGCTGCGGTCATCTGAATTTCACGGAACAGAGGAGCAAGAATCAGAGCATTTTGAATATCACGCTCGATGCTTGTAGAAACGATCTGCTCGAAGTCAGCCGAAGAAACTTCTACGCCTGCCTGAGTGTTTACTTTCTGAATCAGTGAACGTCCCAGAGTCGTGTCCTGCCAGCCCTTACGAGTTACCAGGCCTAGTACATATGCATCGTCAGCATCTTTTGCAAATGCCTTCTTCCAGTCTGAGTCTGTACGATCATTGAAAATACGCTTTGATTCGCGCATCTTCATGATTTCTTGTGACTTTTCCGAAATTTCACCGCGCAGTTCGTTTACGATCTTTTCCAGATCGGCGTTCTTGTCGGCAAAACGCTTCTCAATGTCAGCTACAAGGCGCTCAGCACCCGTGGTTACTGCTACCGAGATTTTATCGGAGAGTGCCTTTTCTTCCGATTGCTTGCGAGCAGCTTCTTCTGCAGCAACTCGAGCCTTTTCTTCACGCTCAATTTGCGCAGCAGCTAACGTCTGTGCAGTCTTTTCTGCGACAGAAGCTACCAATGCTTCTAAATCTTTTGGATCCATGTGTTTAATCTCCTTAGTTGCGACTTTAGTCGCTTCTCCCGGCGCAGTGGCGCTCGAAGATTCAGCATTTACTTTTTCTTCAAGTCCTTCTAGGCCGTCATTCATGAACGTTCTTTTAAATAATTGATAATCCTCGGACGAATCAAAGGACTTTGACAATGAAAAGACGGCAGATTGATTTGCCGGTACAGAAACAACCGAAATCTCAAACAGTTCTGCGTCCTTAACTCTAAATCCGTCGGTTTCCGGCATATAATCGGCATCCTTGATTCGAAAACCTACGGAAAAAGCGCCAAGGACTCCGTCTTTGATTAAGTCTAAAATCTCGCCAGCGGCTTTTGAGATTTTAGCCTTGATTCGTAAACCATCTGGATCTGGGTGAATTTCTACCGCTTTTCCAATTGGTTTTGCATACGAGTGATTGAAAAGAATTACTGGATTTTTACGATAGTTATCCAGACCTCCTTTCATCCAAGCATTTGTTTCGATGATATCGCCAGTGCGATCAACATCTGGAGTGCTGGCAAGACCTGTAATATAGGTATCACCATCTTCTGAAACAAGAGCTTTAAATTCTGTGCTTAAAAAGAAATTTTTATTCATAGCAATATCTACTCCCTTCGTAGCTTCTTCTTTACTAATTTTAGTAAGAGTAGAAACTTTGTGCCCTACAAGAGTTTCAGTTTCTTTTCCATCACGATAAATACGAATAAGTGCAGCAGGATCATCTTTACTAGCATTAATAGAAAAACTACTACCAGGAACTCCTAGAACACCTTCTGTCATTATATGTTCAATTCTTCCTTTGGCTGTGCCTCCAGAAGAATTCCACTTTACATAATCTCCTACTTTCATTCTTCGGCAGGTTTAGAAGCTCGACGAGGCTTTACAGGCTCTTCTTCCGCTTCTCTTGCCACAGCATGAATTCCATCAATTTTTGCAGCCAGTTCAGGGTGATACTTACGAATCTTACCTGGAATTCTTCCCCAAGACCCAAAGCACCGTATAATTAAATTTGGGCTAACTGGAAAGTCAGCCTGTTGCTTATACTCTCGCATTGTCATAAATTTATTTTTTTCTGCGAAATATTTGGCAACAATTTCTAAAAGTTGTCCTTTTGTCATAGTTATACCGTAGTTAAATTGAATTTGGGTGAAGTTACCATACCTAGCGTGCTGGTAGCAATCACATAAAATTCGTAAGTTGTAGCTCCATCATATACTGAAGAAGTATTTGCGATTCCAGTACTTGTATTCAAAGATAGATTACCTGTGTTACCACTTGTACTAAAACTTAAATTTGCTCCTGTAAAATAAGTAGCAAAGTTAAATTCAGTAGTTCCTCTATCTACAAGCGGCAAACTCAGGGATAAAACTGAGTTTGCTTTATAAGCAAATTTTACTCGTGGACGTCTACGACGCCGACGCATTGCTCCTTCAAAGCTTCCGTCGCCGTATTCCATTATGCGCTTTCCGCTTCGTCGCTAGGGCGACCACCAATGTCAGGATTTACTGCAGACCCAGCGATGTTGGCAGGAACTCGAATCGCATCTAAACCTTCCATCGGCTCCTTACCAAGCTTTACTCGCGCTTCGTTCGGAGTTAAAATTCCACCGTTTACAAGCGTCGAGTAGTATCTTGCTTGATCGCTCAACTCTGGCTGCAGTGCTGGAATATTTGTGACATCCTCAGTTAAATTAAATCCGAAGAATCTTTCAAAAGCAAACATATACTTACGCAAAATCGGCATTACCGTCTCAAGATAGTAAAGCCGATGATTTGGGCGAATGTTTGCATTATTACCAGAGTCAAGCAGCAACGGAGGCACACCAATTGATTTTAGAATAATATTTTCAAGAGCAACTACAGACGACTGAAAATCCATCTCTTTGAAGTTGATATTACTGATAGTATCAATTTCAAGACCGCCATCTAAAATAATTGGTCTACGTCCACCGCCATCTGGGCGGTAACGAGTTTGCCAAGCTTGTAACATACGCTCTTTTACTTTATCGCTTAACGTGCTGGGACTTTTAATGATAAGTCCTGGCACTGCTCCATTGTCGAAGAAGTTATCTTGAAATCTTCGCATCTTGGAAAGGAGCTGCATAGTGCGATAAGCGGGTCGCAGCCGAGAAACTCCACGATAAATTGAGTAGAACGAATTCTCCTTAATATGAACGATTTCCCACGGCTTAAAGTCGAGCAGACCATCATAGACATATCCTGCAATATAGTTTTTCTTATCTGGTATAATTTCAACGAGATTTGCAGGCAAATGATATAGATACAAACCGTCAAAGTAAACAAATATGTTTCCGTCAATTACGTAGTCAACGAAAAGATTTCTTCGAAAACTATTGATATCCTGATAAGGATTTGGCTGTAAATTTAACAAACTGTAAACTTGCTTTTGCCGAAACACTGGAACAATAGATCCATTTTCTGTTGCAGGTCTTGCTCCAGGAATAATACCCGGCAGTTTATTGCCAACAGCAATTGGAATCTCAGCAATGTCATCTACGAGCATGTTTACCGCTCGATTGACAACTTCCAAATTTTCATACTGTACGCGATAGTTATTTACAATTTCCCGCGATTCAATAAGCGACCCTTCAGACAGAGCTATACTCGGCTGAGCGGGGTTTTCTTTGGTTGTAGTCCAGAAATTATACCATGCCATTTCTTAGTTTTTCCAACCATCGCTTCTGTTTTTCAGCGGTTCCAAGTCCAGGGTTTTTTCCATAGACAGAATGTAATTGTAAGTGGTGCGTGTGGCAAAGCGTGACTGCTTCATCGTATAACTCTCGTGTATGCGTTTCTATGAATTTATCTCGAATATTTAGAATATCTTCTTCATTTTGAGGGTTGTGTCGATTTTTTCTCATCCACACATTAAGTAGTTCGGTTAAACTATAGAAGTGATGAAAATCTAAATTATCTGACGATTCACAGACGTAACACTCATTTCCTTTAGCATATCGTCCTTTTGCTTTATCACGCACATACTTTACTAAATCGCGTGCAAGTTTTGTCATATTTTGAACTTCATTATAGAGCGAAAACAACAAACTGTCAACTGCTAAATTTTTTTATGTGTTAAAAAATTGTAGACGAAGTTTTAAAGCTATAAAGTGCGTATCGTAACGCGTCCGCCATGTGGCTAGCATAGTTGTGTTTTGGCTTTTCTTTTAACAAATTTGGGTTTTCATCCCACTGGTATGCATCCAGTGCGACAAGTGTATGCTTACAATTTCCAGATACAATGAGATTGTTATTTTCCACGATACTGGCAACATGCCCAATTCCACTTAACACATCTTTTTCTGCATTGGTAGTTGCAATTCCAAAGTTTTGTGCTAAATCGAAGCGAACCTGCTGAGCCGCAGAATCGATGAAAATAAAATCGGGGTTCCAGCGAGCTATCATTTCATTCAGCGCTTCCGCATGTTGTTCCGTAGTTCGCTCCGCTTGTAGATACTCGTCAAGCACATAATACTTTTGCGAGTCCCAATCGTAGGCAAGCATGCAAAGAGCTGTGGGATCTTTGAAGCCCCAGTCCAACCCCGCGATGATGTCCATGCGTTCTACGTTCAATTCTTCCAGATTTGATACGCAAGCCGCAGCATCAAACTTCCACACCTGTCCTTCGAACACGTTAAAGTCTGCTAGGTATTCCTGAGCAAACTCCGCAGCTGACATAGTTTTACGCGCTTCTGCAATGTTTTCTGAGTTTTCTCGTGGATTGTCTTTCCAAGTTGCACGAATCGAAGCCCACTGAGGATACTCGTCAGAAAATCCACGAGCCCAAAATCGGCTAAACCAGTTGTTTTTACCGCGAGGAGTTGAGATGAAGATGGCTCGTGCGTTCGGTTTGTCCAGCGTCGGTCTTAAAGCCACGTTAAAAGCGTTTTCACCGTCTGCTAGTGCAGCTTCGTCGAAGATGATAAGATCGTAGGAGCGTCCAACGGCAGAGTCCACTTGGTTCACTGAACCCATTCGAATCGTAGACTTGTTGCTCAACTCGATTACACGATCCTTCGCATTGTCACGTTCCACTTCAAGCGAAAAGTGATCAATAAGACTACGTTGTAAATCGAACGAGATTTGAGAGAGATTGTAATTCGGGGCCATGATCAGCACGTTACAGCTAGGAACTAGAGTAATTAACTGACCAATAATATTTGCAATAAAAGTTTTACCCTGCCGTCGAGAAACTGCAGCGACGACAAAGCGATATTTTTGAATTGCATTTAATATTGCAATCTGAGACGGAATTGGATCTACATTTAAAAGTTCGAGATAGGGAGCTATCGGAAGTTTAATAAAAGTTTTACATTCTTCTACAAATTCACACTGTATATCCGATCTACTTATTTCCATTAAAATGATACCGATGAAAGTAAAAAGCCCATGTAAACAATCCAGCTAAAAAGAAGTTTAACACCGTTTCGCCGAGTGGAACGTTTGCTGTAAAGTTTACCGCGTTCCACGCGGAAGATGCAATCACTCCACAAACTGCGACGCGTAGTGTCCAGTGATTTACAGACTTCCATTTATTTATCACATTGTTTTCGTTTCCAAAAAGTACAATATAAAAAAGCACCATGGCTGTACATAGTGCTCCATTTGCAATTGCGTTTATCATTTTTTAGTGTCCAGAATACGGCGAGCTAGAAAGTCAATGCCGTTAAGTCCTAAATATCCGAGAATAAACGCAATGCCAAACTCCATATTTCGACTTTGTACGTGAATTAAATCCACTACTATCGGTGTAAGATAGTTGGCTGAGCCTACTCCGGTGCCTATGCTAATCAATGCGCTTCCCAATCTTTTGGAAGCTCCGCTTTTGAGTGTAAGTAATGAGCCAAATAAACCTGCAACGATAAGACCGGCGTTCATGCCGATCTCCGCTAGAAATTCTTTCATGATTGCAGTAGCTTTTCCATCAACTTACCGTAATTACCAGCACCAAATGGAGTCTCATTTATCTGAACGTTGGTTTGATTTTGAATGCGAGTCTCACGACTTTTTTCGTATTCAGTCATTGCTCGAATTTCATCCATACGCATTTTATGAGCTAGTTGCAGTAAATCGGCTAAGTCCTTGTTAGTGTACATCTCTGTGCTTTCTGCTTCACGTAATTTTTCGTTAATCAGCAAATCCAAAGTTTCCGCTAACTTAAAACGATTTCGATATCCATAATCTAAATAAATAGAATCTATATATGCGCGAACTTCTCGACGTGCCAGTATCTCGGTTACGTCATTTTCAGAAATTGCAAGCGAACGAGCAACTTGCTGTATGCTTCCGTTTTGCAGATAAGCATTTGCAACTTCAAGATTTTCTGGAGAAATTTTTACCAAGTTCATGACAGCTATTATACTTTGTGCATAAAGTTTTGTCAACAACTTTTTTTGAAGGGGTATTGATACTTTTTTGGACTTTTTTGAAGTTTTTTTGAAATTACTGCACTTTTTGAAATTTACTGCTTTAAAATGAACTTTTTGAAATTTACCTAAAGTTGCGCGTGTGGGGGAGCGCAGCCGGCAAGCTACTTGACAGTCTAATAACCCCCCAGGCCCTAGGCCTCTATACCACACTCGAGTAGTGATTGCAAGAAAAAAATTTATCATTGCTCTATTGCATACTGTGCAATCGCTACCTTATAATGACTTCACATTGAAGGGAGCGCATAGCATGGAATTCGAAACGATTCGGAAAGCACTAGAAGAGCATGTGTGCATCGTTGACTTCGTCAAGAAGAATGGCGAACATCGCACGATGTTCGCCACGCTTGCGGAAAGCGTGACAGGACACTTTGGTCCCGTTGTTCCTAACAAGCGGGTGCTCCCGGTGTGGAGCATGGAGGATCGCGGGTGGCGATCCTTCAGCCTCGATTCTGTGCTAGAATTCCGCACCTACTGCTATCCCGGCAACTACTAGTCGCCGGTCATTCAACTACTGAGGAAAAAAATATGAGCATGGTTTATATTCCCTTTGCATACACTACCCGGCAGGGAGTGTACGATATTCTCGGCGTATACAATACGCTAGAAGCGGCAAAAGCCGCCGCTATTCCCGAGCGTTATTCGTATGCGTGGATCGACATTGAAGAAACGCCGATTAATTCGGCGTTTCAAGAATCCTCGAATGCCGTTTATCGTTTTGAAGATGACGAGGAATTTTATCTTGAATAATATCTGGCGCAAATATTATATCGCCGTTGAGATGGGTAAACTTCATCGAGGTTTGCCAAACGAATACCACAGTATGCGAAACCCAGACTTTGACTGGGACGCATATTTAGATCGCGTGCAGAATATCGAATTTGTTTGCGCTCGATATAATAACATGAGAGAGGCATACTTCGAATGATTGAGGTTGCAATTGGTATTTTGATTTCGTCACTCGCATGTTTACATGCGGTAAACTGTTACAAAGAGCATATACTGTTTCTAAATGAGAACTCTAAAAAATTCTAATTGAATTGTTTTGTCGTCTTATGGTATAATATACGTCTCAACTGGAGATTTAATTCATGAATCGAAACGATATACAGGAATTGTTTTATAAAATTCGCGATGTTCTGGTATGGCATGATATGGCGGATTATGCTAGGGAAACTCTTCGAGATATTCTTATCGATTTACAGGATCGAATTGACTCCGCAGAATATAATGGCCCCGACATGGAGAATAACTAAATGTCAAATGCTCAAAATCTTATAGATTATATTGACTGCGGTTTGCTAAGTAAGCAAGAAGTTATTCTAGCTTTTATTAAATGGCTTCCAGATGATGAAATTGGCGAAATGCTTCGCGCAAATGATTGGATATCCAATCAAGAGCCGGACGATTCAATGGATGGCGACCATGATTCCGCTATGACATCTGCGGGATTTGGCACTGACGAAGATTATGGTTATTATGGAGAGAACGATTAATGGACGCATGGTTTTGGGTTCAAGCTTTGGGGCTTTGGATATTATTGCTTTGTATTTATGCAATACTGGAGGACGCCTGGAATACTCGAAAAACTATTATTAAACGCTTTAAAAAATATTTTTAAAATGGTAGCAGCAAAAAAGCCAGCTAAATCAATGACTTAGCTGGCGGTGCACCGCCCCGTAAGTCATTGATTTTATTGGCTTTTTTGAAAGGGCGGTAATTGTCAATTAAATTGACAATTTGCGCCGAAAACGCGGACGCGGATTTCCCATTATAGAATACCGCGCGCGGGAATGCTTGTCAATACCTGGACGAAAATATTTTTGGCATGAAATATGCATCGACAAGCGCCCGCACGCACTAACAAGCTCACTCGTGAAATTAACAAGTTGACGCACACGGGTTGACACGACTACCATTCTCGAACCGCGGGCATTCCGTCCGCGATGTGGAGAATGTCAAGATGACTGCTACTGCAAAAGCTCCCGCTGCTACTTTCGACGCTCGGCTGCTCGACGCTATGCGCGCCGCTTCGCCGTTGAATCTGGACAAATGCGAGGAACTGGCTGACCAGTTTGACGCAAAAGTCAAGTCCATCATCGCGAAAGCAATTCGCGAGGGCATCCCATACCAAAAAATGGAACGGGTCCGCAAGGATGGCAAGCCCGTAGCATCGAAGGATGCAACGGTTTCCGTAATCGAAGCAAAGCTCGGGCTGGCCGACGATGCGCTTGTCGGTCTGGAAAAGGCAAGCAAGGCATCGCTGGAACGTCTGCGCGACGCTCTCGGCGCGTAATTCTTTTTCGATTCATCTCCTTTTGCATATTCGGGGCGCAATTGCGCCCCGTTTTTTAAGGTAATATAAATGCGAAATAAGCTTAATATATTCGATCTTGATGGGACGGTAATCGATTCCTCTCATCGTCGGCAATATAATGCCGACGGTACGCTGAATATATCAGCATGGAGAAAATGCACGCGAGATATGATTATGCGGGATTGCCTTTTGCCGCTTGCTAGTGTTATGCGGCAACTAATTGCGAAAAAGAAAATGGTCGCAATTTGTACCTCCCGAGTATTGGGCGAGGCAGATTGGGAATACTTATCCATGCATGGAATACTTCCGCGCATTATTATTTCCAGAGTCGAGGGCGATACTACCCCAGACGCGGAATTTAAAACTCGCGAATTGCAATGGTCATTCGGCGCGGGTTTGCTAATGCAATCTCAAATGTGGGAGGATATGCCGGACATTCGTGCCAGCGTATCCAAACTCGGTGTATATACTCTCGATCCCGCTCCCTTTAATAAGGTAGGCGTATAATGGATAAAATCAAACTCGGCAATCGCAATCTGAATTCCGTGGCAAAACATATTGTAGCGCACGCACGGGAATTGTTCGATATTCCGAAAACACATGATATTACCATTGTAGGCGAGGAAATGGGGTATTATGATGGCGCATGTTTTGCGTCAGAATTTGAATCCCATATTCAAATAAACTCTGAGATAAAATGGAATGAGCCTGATTTAGCCGCTGTTGTCGGTCATGAATTGGTGCACGTTTATCAAACACTGCATTGTGGTTTAGATTTGGAAGAAAAACAGGGATGGTATAAAAACACTCTATATAGGCTTCGCTATGAAACTGAATACTGGCTATCGCCGTGGGAGATTGAAGCGCGAGGGTACGAGGAATACTTTCGCTGGTATTGGACCAAATCTCAAGCGCGCAATATGGAAAAAGCAGCATGAAAACGCATTATCTAATTATCGACACCGAAACGACGATGACCGATAAAGTAGCCGATTTTGGCGCGATTGTATGCGACCGAAAAGGTCGCATTCAAACTCAAGCGGCGGTATTGATTGGCGAGGTGTATTCCGACCGCAATCAGCATCCGCTATTTCATTTTAAAGGCAGCTCATTCTGGAATGCCGACCGATTGGAATCGCGCTATTCCGCATACGATAATATGGTGAATAGCGGGACGCGTATGCTGGCATCCGCTGCGGCGGTTAATCGTTGGCTAGAACGCGTGCGCGGGGAATATAATCCTATTCTCACCGCATACAATCTGGCATTCGATGCTAGTAAATGTGCCAATACCGGAATCGACCTGAATATATTCTCGGAACGATTCTGCCTTTGGCACGCCGCTGCAAATAAATGGGGGCGGTCGAAGGCATATCGGCAGGCTATTCTGGATTCCGTGGCATTTAATATCCCAACTGGAAAAGGCAATATGTCATACCAGACTAATGCGGACACAATGGCACGATATATTGTCGGGCCAGAATTGCAGCCCGAGCCGCATACTGCACTGGAAGATATCATGGGTTATGAGTTGCCAATATTGCTGGCGCTGGTTAAAAATACTCCCAAGAAGAATTATATGAACCCGCCACCGTATAATTGGCGCGATTATCAGGTTCGCGACCACTTTAAACCGGCATGATATATACAGGCGGGGGAAACCCCGCCTTTTCGGAGATTCTAAATGGGACCAATATTAACTATTGTCGTCGGTGTAATATATACTGCAATTGCCCTAGATTATGGGCTGCGATTAAATAATTGGCCGATGGGTGGAGTATTCCTGGGGTATGCATTTTCAAATGCCTTTTTATATAAACTAGGGTAAATTAAAAAGCCGGGGTTTTCCCGGCTTTTTTATAATATTATTTTGCAATGTTATAACGTAACGTGGACGAGCTTGTTGCAGCGTGCGCTGGCTTGTTGCAGCGTGCGCTGGCTTGTTACAGAAAAACTTCAATAAAATCAATGACTTACGGGGCGATGCATCGCCCGGTAAGCTATTGAATTGCAAGAACTTTTTTTTGGATGCTCGGGCGGGGTTTGTCAAGTTTTTGCACAATTTGCCGCCGACCCCGCTGCAGGTTGCTTGACTGTCAATCTGCTTGCAGGACCGCCTCGGTCCTGCGCCAAAGTGCGAAATCAATGTCAAGTGCTATTTTTACGTGTGCGCCAAAGTGCGAAATCAATGTCAAGTGCTATTTTTACGTGTCTAAGTGCAAAATTTACCGATCGGGAAATTTTAATTCAAATTTGTGCAAAATTTGTCGAAATTTACCGATCGGGAAAGTTTGCGCCAAAGTGCAAACTCAATGCAAGTAATAAATTCGCCGCGCCAGGCCTCGCGCGGGGTTTGAAGTGCGCTTATTTAAATTATACCGCAATTGAGTGCGGGTGTCAAGTACTAATTTTACGCAAATTAAGCGCGAACCCCGCCCAAATTTTTTCCGGCCCCCGGAGCGGGGTTTGTAAATTTTGTGCAATTGGGTGGGAATTTTTGCAAAATTTGTCGAAATTAAAAAAAAGCAGTTGACATGGCTTGCTCGGCCCCCGGAAATTTTTTAAGTATTTTTTCAACCATTCTAAATTTTATATTTGACAACGCAACGGTATCCATAGTATAATGGTTCCATAAAGTGGTAAGGAGCAAATATTATGCGCGTTTGGATTGATCCGCCTAGCGGCTGGCGCTATGGATTCCCAAAAGTGTGGGATTCTAACGAAGTAGAAAATGTTCAAGATTTTCTGCGAGAAAATGGATACCCAGAAAAAGATATTCCTTTTGCATGTAAATGGTTGCGTATGTGGGTGGCAGAAGAAAATGAATGAAACTCGAGAATATATGTTCAAGCTTGAGATAGAAAATCAAAAGTTGAAGAGTGAGATTCTGGAACTACGCCAGGAGCTTTCATTGATGGTTGATCTCAATCTTGATTTGCGTAAAAAACTTATTGATGCAACTCGTGTATTTAATCGAGTAGCATCATAAGATAAGCGGAAGTGGTGAAATTGGTAGACACGCAGGATTTAGGTTTCTGTGCTGCAAAGCGTGTGGGTTCGAGTCCCACCTTCCGCACCAAGGAGTGATAATGAAAAAAGTAGTTCGAAATGGTAAAGTAGCAGTTATTCATAGTTTCGACTGGGGAGCTGGCTGGTATAGTTGGCACGGTGTGGAAGAGCTTCTTTATCTTCCTGAACTTGTGGAAAGCCTTGAAAAACCTTGGTCAGATACTTATAAAACTAGAACTCTTCCTATATTGGAAAAAGTTTTAAATGAGCACAATCTTCGAACTGACTTAATTCCAGATTTAAGTATAACATGGGTGCCTGTTGGTAGTAGATTTTATATTGCCGAATATGATGGCGTAGAGACAGTAATTAAAGAGGAAGACATGAAATGGATCACAGCGTAAGGTTTGATCTTGAGCAAGGAATCATGAATGCTTGGAGCGTTGTAGAGGATCTTAAGCTTGCCGCCGAATTTGCAAATGAACCTAAAATTGTAGAGCTTTTAAACTCCATGGCATGCCTGTATCAAATGCGTTTTGAAAAAACTTTTAGTCTATTTGAAGAGTGTCTGAGAGAATCATGGCGGTAATTCCCAAACAAAATTTAAAAGTTGGAGCATATTATACTGGGCATTGTCGAAACTCTGATATTGCAAGATGGACAGGGGATCGATTTTTGTATTGGCGATACAAATTTGGGCTTAAATTTTTAGAAGAAATTTATCACCCAGATGACGATCACTTTTATGATGTATTTGAGCCTTATTTTGAAACTGTCGAGGTAGATAAAGAAATTCCACTGGGAGTATAGCTCAACGGATAGAGCATCCGCCTTCTAAGCGGGCGATGAGGGTTCGATTCCTTCTACTCCTACCAAAATTGAGAAATTACCATGTTTGAGTTTGCAATGTTAATGGTTGCTTGTTGTGCACTTATTGTTGTAGGTCTAATAGCTAAAAGCTTAGATAACAAAAAATAACACTTGATTTTTAGGTATGTTTTCCCTTATAATATCTTTCGTAAAGTCGGAGAATGAAAGATGAAAGAAGCAACGAACTATACACCAGAAATGGTTGAGATTATGGTTCAGCGATACAAAGCCGAACCTACGATGGATACTGTGGAAGAGCTATCTGAAATGTATGGCAAGCCGACCAAATCGATCATTGCCAAACTTTCTCGTGAAGGTGTGTACCTTAGGAAGGCTCGCCTGAATAAGGCTGGTGAACCTCCTGTACGCAAAGAAATGCTTGTCTCTTTGATTGAAAGTGAACTCGGTTTTCCGGTGGAATCTTTTACAAAGGCGAGCAAGATCGACCTGATTCGCTTGTTTCGAAAGCTCAACGAGCTTAAAGTTGCGGCAGGTGGTCAGGTCTGAGGAAGTGCAATGCTTCCTCTTCTTACGGGCAACGCAATGTTGATCTCGCAGGAAGGGTGGTAAGACTTCAGCCCATGTGTGAAGTCAATGAAAGCGCGGGAGAGGGGCGACTTTCTAATGGAGATATTATGGTAAATGGATGGCGAACAGCAGGACAAGCACTCTCTGTGCTTAAAGCAAGAGGATTTACGGCAGAAAATAATAAATTTTTTGCAGAAGCCTGGAAAGGCTCAATTCCAAAAGCTGGTAGTGCAGAGGACGATGCAATTTACTATCTTCGTGCTTGGTGGGGCTACGATTCTTATATAGAAGGTACGACTTATTACGTTGTCAGGAATCCGAAATGAATAAAATTCGACAAAAGTGGCTAGAGCTTCAATCATGGGAAGATCGATACGATTGTGTCGTATTCTCTACGATTGATATTGACTCTGTTCGAAAGGACAGAACATTTTCTGGTGAGTATACTGACTCTCAAATTCTGAATGCATTGCAAGATGCTATGCAGTGTTTTGAAGATGAGTTGTATGAACTTGAAGCTAAAGTTACTCAGCTCACGATTGACACACTTTTGAATAGTAGGAACAAGTAATGAACTTTTCGAGCATTATGAAAAAACTAGGGATGCCGGAGCTTCGGCAAGAGGCAACCCCGCTTAATGCTCGTTGGTTCTTGCGTAATGAAGCAATCAAGCACAGAAATCATCCGTTATATATGCAGGCCATGAAAGTCGCGCAGGAAGTCGCAGGAGGTGAAAAATAGTTGTTGACTTTCATGGTCAAATGCCTCATAATATCTTTCTAGAGTGATGAAAGCGAGCGGCGAAGTCGCCAAGTTTGTTCTTATCACTACTAGCGGTGAAACGATAATCACCCGACACTAACAACGCGACAGATGTGAGTCGGAAAAACATCGGTACTTGCCGATACAAAGCGAGACTGTGTAAACTGCGTTAGTGTTTATACATATGCGAGGACGCGTAGGCAACGTGGTAAAAGGTTTAATGCCATTAACCTAAATTTGCAAGGTCAAGCAACCCCGCAAGCGGCAAATTAATAAATGAAGTCGCTAAATAAAAGCAAAATTTACCTGAGACTGGTAAGTATTGCGTAAGACTAATAAAAGCAGGGAGTTCAACCCCTTATCCAATACTTTATGACCGAAGAACTGGACTGTCTTACGAAGTTAGGCATTCTTAGCAAAAATGCAAAGGCGAAGAGATCTAATAAATCTCCGATTAAGAGCGAGAGTGGGGCTACTTAATCATCCAAACCCTAAGCGGGGTCTGTAACAGGACCTTTCTTGGGGTTTTTTATTGGCTGAAAAATAAGCCTACAGCGGGGTCTATAGTGAATATAATAAAATTTCCTTCTTCTCACAATCTTTATAAAAGTTATGTAGCTCGATTAAATGAATATAACGAAACTATCGCCGAGTTACTGGAAAAAACGGAAGAAATGAATGAAACACTCAGTTTGCTAATGCACGACTATTTGAGCGTATTGAGCAGCATGATGAGCGAGTTGAGCGAAGAGGATGTAAGAAAATTTTTAAAAGAAGAAGGGTCGAACCACTCATTAAGACTAGTGGCGACTCCGCTATCCTTTCAATTATCAATGGAGTTCGAATGAGCAATTATACAGCCGAAGAAACGGCAAAAATCATAAATACGTATCGAGTCGCAACAAATAAAAAATTAGCTATAGCCGAGCTGAGCGAAACACTCGTTCGAAGTGAAAAAAGCATTATCGGTAAGCTAGCACGTGAAGGTGTGTATGAAAAAAATCGTTATTTAAATAAGCGTGGAGAGGTGCCAGAAACGAAAAAAGAAATCATAGCTCGACTCGCGAATCTATGTAATTTAAACCCCGCTAGAATACAGGGTCTGGAAAAATCGCCCAAAAATGAGTTAAAACTGCTAGAACAAGCCCTTACAGACGCCCTAAATCCCGTAGAAATTACCCAAAATTAACCCTTAATTTTATAACCACCTGCTTAAAAAAAAATATATAGACTTTTAAAAGACGGTATCTTGCGAGTATCGCGAATTGTCGCAACCCCGTCTTATATTTCGTACGTAATTACATTGATTGAAACAAACAAATGATTCTTAAACCGTATTATTGCGCTTTGCGATCCCATACAACCGTAAAACGGTTAGTTAAAAACCGAATGCACAATCTTCGTTTGAATTCGTTTTAATAGCGTGTTCGGGCATGGAAAAACTTATAATAAAGATTGTAAATATGTCTAGAAGCTCTGTTCCCCGCTTACGCTTCCTTTCGAGCACACAGATTTTACAATCAATATAACTATTCCCAGACCCGAACACGAAACTGTTATGTAAGTTGTAATGAATTAATTTCTATTATTATACCACAACTTTTGTAACAAGTCAAGTGTTTTAGTTAACTTACTTATATATTATTTTTGAGTAGGTGAATATAAAAAAGGGGAGCTACTGCTCCCCGTATATCATTTCAATTATTTTGACTGGTTTATCGAAAGTTTTATAACTATGCCAGTTTCGAGGTGGAATTGTCATGCTTTCGAGCTTACATAACTTAAAACTACTGTTGTGCTCTCGTTGTACCGACAATACTCCACTCAATACAAAAATGTATTTGGCTTCATTCGGCCTTCGTTCTAGTGTAGTTTCAGTATTGCACTCCAGCTCTCGAACAAATATTTTTACGCCATTTTCATGAAATATTGTTTGCACGTAAATACTCTCGCCTTCGCGCAGCTGCGCGCCTTCGGCGCGAAATCACGCTGGGTTTTTCATACTCGAGTTTGCTGCGATAGTCCAACAGTTTTTCACTGGAAATTCTCTTGAACTTCTTCATCGCTCTCTCGAAATCCTTCACTACAATTCTCATAATCTTCGAGTCCTAAATGTGAATTTACCAAATTTTCAATTGAAATTAATAACTCTGCACTTTCCTCTTCCAATTCATCAGAATTCATATGTAATTCGTCAAACATGGAAGCGAACGTGTAATAAAAATACTGCAATATATCCTCGCGACGCTGCAACAAATCGTATTGCTTATTCGGAAACGGTATTATAATCGCCATCCTTTTTTCCTTAATCGAGAAACTTGAGTACGAATACTACCCCAAGTTTTTCCTGGAAGCATTTCCAGCAGTTTTGCTGAAGATACTTGCCCGTAGTTTTGTTGCAATATTAGATTTTCTTTGTAAGACCACCGCATAGTGTATACATTATAGACCACTATACAACAAATGTCAAGATATATTTTCGAAGAAGTCAAAATTTTTGCCTTGACTTATGCGTGCTATTTGCAGTATAATATATAATCAGTTCAGGAGTATACATGAAAAGTATTGATGAAAGTGCTCTTATTTCTCGTGCAGAACGAATTGCTCGACCAAAAGCCAATCCTTTTTACGAAAGAGAGCGCAAGTTTTATCCGAGTATAACTCCTCGTACTGCTTCTACGGCTGCCAAGCCCCGTATGCAGTATACCGGTACCTATGTTAAAGGCATTGGCACTATGCACAAGTCAAATGCTATTCCGATTACTTCGGATGAGCAGGCGCGCGATATTGCGCGTATGAGAAGATAATGAAAAAACTATTATTGCTAACACTTCTTACAGCTTCTTTTTCAGCGCAAGCGGCACGGGATGCGATCATAGAATTTGATGCTCCCATAGAATACGAAGATGGAAGTGCTCTCGATGCTACCACTGAAATTAGTGGTTATACGTTATACTACGGTAAAACAAGTGGATCGTATGATAACAGCATATCAGTTGGTGCAAACCAGCGAGAAGTTACAGTGTCAAATCTCAGCGGAACGTATTACTTTGTAATGACTTCGACAACTACAGAACTGGAAGAGTCATTGCCGAGTAACGAAATCAGTGCTCGTTTTTCGAAAGGAAAAGCGAAAAAGTTTATTATTCGATTTCGCGGAAACTAATGATGTATTATAGGCAAAAGCCTGTCAGCGTGGAAGCCTACCAGCTTTCACGGGAGTCTTATAAGTTTATTATGGACTGGCTTCGAGTTCATGAAATTGACTTTGACGATCATGGCTGGGAAGGCAGTAGACGTTTTATCGTATTTTACCAGCATGAAGGACGCATGAAAGTATGCGAAAGCGACTGGATTGTGCGAGAAGTTACAGGCGAATTTACTGTTTACCAAAATGAAACTTTTTGTCGATCCTACGAGTCCAGTGACTACATGAACTCGACAGCTAAACACTGTGCCGAACTGATCGATACTCTTTATATCAAAGGTGATCTATCAGAACGAGCTGCTGGTATGCGTGCTGCACGAGATATCATACTTAAAAAGTACGGAGAATAAATTGTTATATCGATCGCAAATATTGAAAGCACTTAAAAAGCACTACGAAAGTTCGATTGAGTATCATACAGTAAATGTAAACATTTTACTTGACAATACCGTAGGCGTTGCCGAGCACCCAGATGTAATGAATACAATTGACACCGAGCTTAGTAAAATTGCGGAATGGGAAGAAAAACTTCAAATTTTAAATAAATATTTTTCCGGAATTGGCGTATAATGGCAGAGAGGCAACAACACGGATTCAATTTTGAAACCGCGGTTAAATCTTTTTTAGGAGCACAGAACAATTCTTACACCGCAGAATGGGACGCAGAAAATAATATTAGCATAAAATTTATTGGCTCTGGAACTATTGATATGGGTTCAATTGTTCGTATATTTACACATCTTCAAAATCCTGGCTGGACAATGATTCTCGGTCGTCATAGCAATAAAGTCTGTCATTCAGTCTACGAACTGACATTTACAGAAGAAGTGTGCAAAGCTTTGCGGGGTCATCTCACTCTAGAGATGGTCACTGAATTTGATAATACTGTTAAATCTTTTGTAGTTGGACAACATAAAGAAGCTCGAGCTTATGCCAAGATGTGGAAACTTGCCAATAAACTTCGTATGGGATTACTCACTGTTCAACCTAAAATTGATAGTAAAAATCAGCGACGAGTTCAATGTGGTATAAACAATACTGCCTTTAAAAAGCTTTTTCCAAACGCTCAGCTTTCAAAAAGATTTGAGTCTTTGGTAGGAGTAAATTTTGCTTAATAAAGAACTAGATAAATTTTATACCAACTCAGATGTAGCAGCTTTTTGTGCTAATATATTTGCAAAATATAAACTTGACGGGCCAACTGTAGAACCTTCAGCGGGGTCAGGTGCCTTCGCACCGTGGTCAAATATAATGTTCGATCTACTGCCCGAAGGACCAAATATTACGCAAGCAAACTTTTTAACAGTAAACTCAAAACAATATAAAAACTATCTTGGAAATCCTCCATTTGGAAAAAATTCTTCTTTAGCTAAAAAGTTTTTTAATCATGCTGCTTTGGGACAGGGAGTTATTGGATTTATTTTGCCACGCACTTTTCGCAAAGTATCCATACAAAATGCATTGAATATGAATTTTCATTTGGTAGAAGATGTGCTTCTTTCTCCCAACAGTTTTACACTCAATGGAAAACCATACGCAGTTCCTTGCGTATTTCAAGTGTGGGTATGGAAATCTCTCAAAAGAGAAAAGGTAGTGCTACCTACATCGCATTCAGACTTTAGTTTCGTTAAACCTTCAGAATGTGACTTTAGTATTCGACGAGTGGGTGTAAATGCTGGTGTAGTAAATGACCACAATAATTATGCGGAAGCATCAAATTATTTTATTCGCGGACCAGTAAAAAATATTTTTATTGATCTCGAATCACAGTTTAGAGAAGCTGCTATAAATACAGCAGGCAATCCTTCACTATCAAAATCAGAGCTTATTTATATTTATGAAAGACGAAGATGAAATTTTAATGTATCTCAGCTATGGTTGGGGTCTTTTCTTTTTTGCTTTGTTTGCGAACTGGATTGCTGGGCTAATGGCTTAATGGATTATTATAACGAAAACGATCCAAAAATAGCAAAGTGGCTAAAAAATCTTATAGCCGCTAATCTGCTTCCTCCCGGAGATGTAGATACTAGATCAATAGAAGAAGTGGCGCCTAGTGATTTAGCAGCATACACTAGATGTCACTTTTTTGCTGGTATAGGAGGTTGGCCTCTTGCTTTGCAGCTAGCAAATTGGCCTACTGATCGTCCGGTATGGACGGGATCCTGCCCCTGCCAGCCATTTAGTGTTGCAGGAAGTCAAAAAGGATATAATGATGAAAGACACCTCTGGCCTATCTGGGCTGACCTCATTGCCGCATGCGAGCCTCCAGCAATATTTGGAGAGCAGGTTGCAAGTCCTGCTGGGAGAGAGTGGCTCGGAGATGTACGCAATTCGCTCGAAGCACTGGGATATTCCGTGGGGGCCGCCGATCTTTGCGCTGCGGGCGTCAGCGCCCCGCACATCCGACAAAGACTCTACTGGGTGGGTTACTCCGAGCGCGCGAGACTGGAAGGATACAGCCGGTATGAGCGCTCAATCTGGGGATCGCAAGCGAGCAGATCAACTACCGAGACAGATGATTCACGCGGGCTGGCAGACACCGGTAGTGAACGACGCGAGAGGGAGCGATTACAGTTACTCGAATGGAAAGAAGTTCTACAAGCTCCATGGGCAGATAAAGAATACATCGAATGCGCCTTTGACGGAAAATACAGGCCAGCCAAACCCGGAATTCAGTTGTTGGTTGATGGGGTTTCCTCTAGAATGGCTAAATTACACGGAATAGGTAATGCAATTGTACCCCAATTAGCTGCAGCTTTTATTCTTGCTTCAACTTAAGATTGAAAAAATACTTCTTGACTGAGTTGCCTTGAAGTTATATACTATATAAGTAAAGTCGAAAGAGCGTAAGCATGAATAATCGTTTTATTCGCGGAGTCGGTACTTATATTTGTGTTTCCTGCAACCGGCGCACTCGGCCGCACGGCGGCGACCTCAGCGCAGTATACGTTAAGCTCTGCGAAGAGTGCTATGAACTTGCAGGTATTGAAAACTCTATTCTTGACGGGCATGCTCCTTCACGAGAAACGTGTGAGTATTACATTGAGCGGCTGGAATGTCGTGGAGTAAATGCAAAAATTATTTTCCCGGAAGTAAGGAAGTATCTACAATGAGTGGCGGACATTTTGACTATCGACAGTATCATATTCAAGAAATCGCAGAAACTCTAGATCTTGATTTGACTGAAAGTGACTATGTAAGAGAAGAGCTTTCCATTGAAACAAAAGAGTTTATGAAAGAAACTTTGTATCTTCTGAGAGATGTAGCAGCACGAGTTCATGCACTTGACTATCTGCTTGCGGGAGATATTGACGAAGATAGTCTTTTCGAGTATTACGAGCGAAGGAAAAATAACCATGATTGAGACATTTTGGTTTTATGCACGTCGCGCAGGTTTTACGTTCTGGGAAAAAGAATCTTGGAATCATAGAAATCGTCGAATTGATTGGTCATCAGACTATGATGATGAACTTCAAAGATACACTCGCGAAGTAGTTATTCATACTCTTCGTCGAATGCATTGCAATAAAAAAGTTGAAATTGAAATACTGAATGAGTTTAATTTGTGATTAAACGTCTACTAGTTACACTCTTTTTCGGTGTGCTTATTGTAGAATTATTTATACTGTATTTTGTTTTGGGCTACATGCTTTATGCCAAACTATTCACCGAAGGATGAAATAAATCTAGCATTCGTTGCTCTATGCAAGGGTGGCGACACTTATGGTATTCTCGAAAGTTTATATCATCAAGCGGTAACTGATGTAATAAACTTTATTTCGGAAGAGTATGTTCGAGACTTTGCTTACGATTATCGAGAGGATTTAATTCTCAGTCTTCGAGAAAAATTTGAAAAAACTTAAATATGCAGCTCTTGGGTTTTTGCTAGTAGCAAGCACGGCTTCCAATATTGGAACAATACCCGCTGCATTTCTAGAATGGCAAGCTCCGACATTTTATGTCGATGGCACAGAACTTTCCGCAGAAAATATCTCTCACTTTACAGTACACTACGGCCCTGTTACTCAATCTTACACAGATACGATGGATATTCCAGGAACTGAACGATCTGCATACATTACGGTTCGATACGCAGGTACTTGGTATTTTGCAATGACTGCTACTGATATTTTTGGAGAAACTTCTGCGCTTTCAAATGAAGTTATGCGAACTCTCTCGGATGGTCGAAGAAAAGCAAAACCAATAAAGATAAGATTAGTTATATTATGAAAGAATACGATGTCGCTTTGATCGAAGAAGATACAGAGACTGGAGAACATATTCTAACATTGTCGAACGAACTTTTAAAAGAACTAGGCTGGGAATCGAATAGTACATTTACTTGCAAAGATAATCAGGATGGAACATGGACTTTGAGTAAGAAAAAATGAACAAACGAATTGAAGAACTTGCTGTCCAGGCTGGATTTAAGTACATCAAAGAAGATGGCATTGGATGGGCAGGAAACTATAATTCTAGTCTAGACAAGTTCGCCGAGTTGATTGTGCGAGAATGCGCTGAAGTTGCTAGAGAAACAAGATGGGCTGCGCCACCTAGTCAAGAACAGATTGCTAGATGTATCTGTCAGTATTTCGGAGTTGAACTATGAAACTAAGTGAACTAAAGGCATTGGTAGACCGAGCCGTGAAAACTTCACGGGACTATGAGGACCATGAAGTTGTGGTTGCTGTCAAGTTGCCCTATACTACTGTGGGTGCCATTCCAATGATTGCTGTGAAATCTGTCAACAAAGGGTTTGATTGGGAAAATGGTAAGTTCATCATTAGGACGGAAGAAGAACTAACACCTGCCGATCGAGACTTTACAACAAAGATGAAAGATATGCAGGAACAACTTGGATTTGCTGAAATGAAAATCCGAACACTCAAAACGGAAAACAAACGATTGAAAAAGCAGATCGGAGTTAAATGATGAACGAACGAATTCGAGAACTTGCCATGCAGGCTGCTAATGGCATGCTTTCATATGATGCCGAAGGCGACTGGCGATTGAGCGAGAAAGAAGTTGAATACTTCGCCGAGCTTGTCGCCGCCGCTGAGCGCGAGGCGTGTGCGAAGGTGGTAGAAAATTACTGCGGAGCATGGGATGACGAAGGCTACGCTTTAACTCGAGCCATCCGCGCAAGGGGAGAGTAATGACGAACAAAAAATACGAGATTAATGCAGGGGGACGTGTAGTTGCTCTGCGTGACTTTGGCTTCGTAAAGGCTGGAGATGTTGGCGGGTTCGTTGAATCAGAAACGAATCTCAGCCATGAGGGCAATTGCTGGGTCTCTGGAAATGCACAGATCTACGGAGATGCGTGGATCTACGGAGATGCGTGGATCTATGAAAATGCACAGATCTGCGGGGATGCGCAGGTCTCTGGAAACGCGCAGGTCTCTGGAAACGCGCAGGTCTCTGGAAATGCGTGGATCTTCGGAAACGCGCAGGTCTCTGGAAATGCGGAGGTTTCTGGAAATGCGTGGATCTTCGGAAATGCGCAGGTCTTCGGAAATGCGCAGGTCTTCGGAAATGCGCGGGTCCGCGGAAATTCACAGATCTGTGGAGATGCGCGGGTCTTCGGAAATGCGGAGGTTTCTGGAGACGCGCGGGTCTCTGGAGACGCGCGGGTCTCTGGAATCACGAGAAGCGATGGCTTTTGCTTTTGCTATGTGCCATGTTCGGATGGAAACCATAGAGTAATCGCGGGGTGTAGATACTTTACGATTCCTGAAGCGAGAGAGCACTGGGGAACTGAACACCCGCG